GTCACGAACCCGCAGCGACACTACGTGAGCAGCTCGACGGCTGGGTCCACCGGCTCAGTCTATGTCTTCGCAAGGCGGTCTACCAATGAAAAAGAGATGGCGCCGCTGTCGTCGTTCATTGAAGCGACGCACAATGACGTCGATCTGGATTCAACGCTGCGATCGCTGCAGTTCAGGGGCCGCTACGCCCGCCTGTCCGGGTCATCGAACCCAATTCTAGCATCGTTATTCGTGTTCTCATCTAGCGTTGCCTTTCCTGACATGGTCAATGACTACCTCCAGAAGGTCAATCAGCAGGGTGTGTCGGCTCGTAAGTACAAGAACATCGAGATCATCCGTTTCACGCCCTCCGTCGACTTCACATCGAACACGCTGCGTAAGTTGGTGGTCAAGGACCAACTGTCGGCGTATCACCGCACTGCGTACCCGTCTGCGCACTGGGCCTACACCAACTATCACAGCCTCAACTTCTTCACGTCGTCGACGGTGCCGACATCATCGTGCCTGTTGTACCCGAACATCGATGGCGGTCAGGCCCACGCGGGCTACGTCTCTGGCACATACACGCCCAGCGGCGCCGTCAGCTTTGATTTTTACATCAAACCGTGCTATCGTCAAGATCAGTTCGATGCAGAATTTAGGGCGGGCACCATCTTTCACCTGTCGTCTACCTACGCAGTATCGCTGGTGACCGGATCGTTGAAGGACGAAAATGGGCTGCCCATGACGTTCAGGATCCAGTTGCAGTTGAGCCACAGTGCTGACATCGCGCCGTCATTGCTCAGGTCTGTGAGGGCGACAGACGTGGGCCTGAACCCAAATCGGGTCTACCACCTCGGTGGTGTCAATACCAGGCAGGGTTACGCAGCGGCCGACCTGGCATTCATCTCAGACGAAGGTTCATTGTTGTTCAACAATTGGCACCACGCCGTCGTCAGGTGGGGCACTGACAATACTAATTTCGGTACTGGATCTTTCAACATCGACGGCGTCGACAAGGGATACTTTGTGGTGCCGTCAGGCACCATCGCCCCCCTGCTGTTCGGTCCGGGAGGCAATTCGAGCCCCGACGTGTTGTTCGTCGGAAACTATTTTGACGGTCTCAATTTCGGCACCGGTTCGACGTCGTATTTCTTTGCCGCAGATCCGGCTCTGCGCGACGGTATCCAGCAGTTAAACGGCGTCACGAGCGTTGAAGAACCAAATCCAGCCCGCTACGGGCTCAATCATCCGTTGAATGCCGAGGTTCATGACCTCGCCATCAAGCGCTACTACATGACCGACCTCGACATCGAGACGTCAGCGTCAGTTGGGCCAAAATCGATCGATGCTTGGACGGCGTTCTACTTACCACCGTTCTTCGTCGAGGAAGCGCCGTTCCGCCAATTCGTGGGAACCGCCGGGGGCATCCTACAGACGCCATTTTTTGAGGTCGACGGCACGACCAACGATCCGTTCAATGTTGCGATGTCATTTGGCGTTGCAGGACACTACATCAACATCGAAAACTTTTTACGTGATTTTGCGTCTAACGTATTTCCCAAGGTCCACCACATGACTGGCGTGGCCATCACGAATACGTCGCAGGTCAGATCGGCAAATGATTTTCTGTACGATCAACCTTATGTCAGGCGCCGTAATACGCTACTGCTGCCCTGCGACGACGGCCTATTTGTGCCCAGTTATGAGCTGCTAGCGTCCGAGAGCTCGAGGCGAAGCGCCGTCGATGACCTCGACGTCGAGGAGCTCAGTTTCATCAACGTCGATGGGTTGTTGTTGACAACGTCGTTGCTGTTTGCGTCAGACTTTAGTGGCGATAGGTCGTACACCAACGAGTCAGTTGGCTTCACTCCCGAGCAGCCTGGTCTACAGCCTGGTCGCGCATTTGTCGGCTATGTCGACAGGATCGACAAGTCGATCGCTTCAGGTAGTTTCGATCCAGGCCTACAAGAAGGCGCTCCGCTGACGATCTTCCAGCGGACACGCGATCCATCGTCCAACCAGGTCACATTCTTCGACATCAGCAACCTGTATTACGGCAAGCGCATCCTACCGGGCTCGCTTCTGTTTCAGGACGCGGCGCTGAGCGGTTCCGGGGGCAGGGTTCCCATCACCCTCAAGGATGACGGCAGGGGCACCGTCTACCGCGCCGACTGCTACACTAGCGCCAGTACATGGAATGCTGTCGGAACAATCTTCTACGATGAAGGCATCATCGCCATCAAGAGTCCTCACCTCTATTTCATCGGCAAGGAAGGCTACGAGATCAGCTTCCGCGGTGAACAGAACGTTCACGTCATGACGATCGACGTGCGCGCACCCGCCAACCAGCTCAACTCATCGTCCAATCCAAACTTCGTGAAGGTGCCGCCGTCGCCGTTCCCAAATGACCCCGAAAAGGAATTCGTCTACATCACCGGCCTCAACATGCACGATGACAACCTCAACGTCATCATGAAGACGCAGTTGGCGCAGCCCATCGTGAAAAGGCACGGCGATAAATTACTTTTCAAAATCAAGGTCGATTATTGACGTTGCTAATGTCAACGTCTGCAAGTGTGATATGACGACGCGTCAATGTCAGTTGTTGACTGGCGACGTACTTAAGAGAAGGGGATCCTTTCATGAAGATTTTGATTGGAACGTTACGTCAATTGATTCGTGAAAATATCAATAGTGTTAGACTGTATCGAGGTATGCTGCAATCTGATCTAGAACAACTTGAACATGTTGGTTTTCATCCGACGAGGCATTCTGGCAATGTTGCATCGACAGATGTATTAACATCGCTCTATTGGGCCGGGCAACGTGGATCCGAAGATGATCCTGGAGTCGTGATTCAATTTGATGCTCCGGTCGACGCAGTTGTTGAGGATGATTTGTTCAAAGGTGATTATCGTTTTGTTGCGGCATTCATGCCAAAAAATGTGCTCGTCATTCGTGATGGCATTATTGAGCCAATTAGAGAGTCGGTGATGTGATGAAGGCTCGACTTCGTTTCACTCGGGTGCCATTCTTCAATGAGCCACCAAATAAACTGGTGTGTCCAGGCCAACTCATCGGGCGCGCCGAAGGTCGTCTCAACTGGACGATGGTCTTTACCGCGACCAAACAATTGAGTACGTTGGTCTATGAGGGCAACCTCAGGTGGTTGATTGAGCCCAGCGAGGCAGACTTCGGCAGGGGCGTCAGGTTCAAGTTGATTTCTTTCGCTGGCGGCAAGCTTGAAGGCAAGGACAAGGACCACCGCGATAGGCTCATTCAGGACAAGAAGGATCGCACTGAGGCCTTTCACGCGAAGGAAGCGAAGGAACGAAAGGAGCGCGGTGAGCCCCCAATTCACGATGAAGGTGAAGACGCTGGCGTGAATTTATCAGACAACAAGCCACCTGACATCGACATGCCCGATGGTGCATTTGCTGACCGCCCACCTGTGTTGCAGGGCACCATTGCAGAAGGGGAACTGCTTGGTTAGCAAGCGCAAGGGCCGCAAGCGCAAGGGTCATTACATCACCGGCACTCACACGTCCCCAAAGGCTGGAGAGTGCAAGTATAGGTCTGGGTGGGAATTGATCTACATGCAACATCTTGACGCAGATGACAGCGTCAAGTCGTACCTTTATGAAGGAATTGTCGTCGGTTACGTTTCTAATGTACGTTCTGGACGCATTCGCAAGTATTGGCCTGACTTTTTCATCGAGTACATTGACGGCAAGAAGGTCATTGTTGAAATTAAGCCCAAGAAAAGGCTAGACCACGCCGCCGTCAAAAAAAAGCTGGCCGCCGCTCGACAGTGGTGTATTGAACACGGTGTTGCCCTAGAAATTGTTACAGAGGTTGAGCTCAAGGCACTTGGCCTGCTGAAGTAGAATTTACTCATGTCATTCTGTGGGTAATAATTCAACATGACAGTCATCTTTGGTCTTGATGTCAGTACAAGTTGTATCGGCATCTGTGCCATTGAATCTTCAATTCTCCCAGACGATAAGGGTTCTCACATCCTGTTGCTTGATCGGATCGAATTCAAGAAGTGTAAGACGTTGTGGGACAAGGCCGACGCCGTGCATGCGTACTTGGGATCGCTGCGGAGCAACGGTCGCCTCCGTGGCTACACAGACTCGGTGAGGATTGTTCTGGAAGAGCCGCTGATGGGCTTCAGGCCCGGGATGTCGAGCGCGCAGACGATCACTACGCTGATGCGGTTCAATGGCATCGTCAGTTACATCGTCCGAGGTGTATTCAAGCATGAACCTGAATACATTAACGCTCCTCACGCTCGAAAATTGTGCGGTATCAAGTTGCAGAAGACGGCGGTGGGTGGTCCTCAAAAGGAACAAGTTTTCGCTCATATGGCCGTGAATGATCTGAAGCACGTCACGTGGCCGTCAAAAAAGAATGGTGTCGTAGTTGATTGGTCGCGTGATGCGACTGACGCCTACGTCATCGCTCGAGCGGCGCAGGTCTGTGGACCGATCGTGCCCGTTGTCAAGAAGATCAAGAAGGCAACCAAACCAAGCGTGGCGACGGGTGGTACAGTGTCACCATAGTGGCACTGGTGAGCCTGACAGACAAGGTCCGATTCATCGAGTCGGTGTTCGGCGGCGGGAAGTTGGCCCGCAACGGCAAGAACATCGACGTCAGGTGCCCCATCTGTGCGCCCAAGGACCACACCAAGAAGAAGCTGGCGATTCGCGTCGATGACGATAGGAATCACTGTTGGACGTGTGGCTACCGCGCTCACACGTTGGCACCGTTGATCCGCAAGTATGCCGGTCCGGAGAAGCTCGCCGAATACCGCGAGAAGTTCATGCCAGAGACTGAGCAGGAACGCCTCAGGCGTCGCTACGACATCGACGCCGAAGAGCTCAAACGAATTGAGCTACCAAAGGACTTCAGGTTGTTGGTCACCGCGCCGGCGACTGACCCTGACGCTCGCGCGGCGTTCAGGTACGTCATTGACAGGGGCCTGACAGAGCGCGACATGTGGTACTTTAAGCTGGGTATCTCCGACGAGCCCAGGTGGAATCGTCGCGTCATCGTCCCCAGTTTCGACGCGGCGGGCCGGCTCAATTACTTCGTGGCACGTGCCATCGACAAGAAGCGGAAGCCTAAGTACGATAACCCTGACTTCGACAAGCTACCTGTCATCTTCAACGAGCTCAACGTCGACTGGACTAAGCAGTTGGTGCTGTGCGAGGGATCTTTCGACATGTTCAAGTGCGGCGACAATGCGGTGCCGCTGTTGGGCTCCGACCTCAACGAGGAGTCAGCATTGTTCAACGCGATCCTGGTCAACGGCACTCCAATTGCCTTGGCACTCGACGGCGACATGTGGGAGACCAAGACGTTGAAGGCGGCCAAGAAACTGGCAGAGTATGATATTGATGTTGTGTTGGTCGATACCCGGCCATTTGGCGATCCCGGTTCAGCGACCCGTGAGCAGTTCAGAATGGCGCTTGAATGTGCACGGCCGTTTGCTTGGGAGTCGGCGTTCATGACCAGGCTGGGGCGAGCGTCCAGGACGACGTTGGGATTGTAACAGGATACGTACATGTGGTACCGTGAACGTTGATTTCCATTGACCTCTACGCTGCGTTTGGTGAAGCGCAGCGTGCAGAACAACAAAATAGTTGACTGACTGTGAACAAGATCAATTGTTTGCCGACAATGATTTGAAGTTAGTGAGGTTGTCGGATCTACAATCCAATGAGTCTGACCATGATTCGAATTGCACATATTGCCGACGTTCACTGGAGGGGTTTAAGCAGGCACGCTGAGTACGTGGAAATCTTCACCGAGTTTGCCTCGCAGGTTAAGTCGAACGGAGTGCAGCACGTCTTCGTCGGCGGCGACATTTTTCATACTAAAACGTCAGGCTTGAGTCCCGAATACATCGAGATGATGTCGTGGTGGCTAGAGACGTTAGCGAAATCAGCCGAACTTCACCTGACTCTTGGGAATCACGACGGCAACCTCGTCAACCTGTCGAGACAAGATGCGGTGACGCCGATCGTCAAGGCGTTGGGCAACCAAAAGATTCACCTCTATAAGCAGAGCGGCGTCTATGAATTTGCGCCAGGGTACACCTGGTGCATCTACAGCCTGTTCGATGAGGAGGGTTGGCAGAATGTCAAGCCCGTTCCCGGCAAGGTCAACATCGCCTGTTACCATGGACCGGTATGGGGCGCGAGGACAGAGTCAGATTGGTTGATTGAAGACGGCTTGACGATCGACTTCTTCAAGGATTATGACTTCGTCATGTTGGGTGACATCCATCGCACACAGTTCCTCGGATTTCGTGACGTTGAACTGGTGATTGATGAACAAGACCTTGTTAGGTACCCCGGCGCCGAGGTGATCGAGGAGATCGATTGAGTGAGTAAAGTTCGCATCAAAACGAAAAAACCGTGGATCGGCTATCCAGGTAGCACCGTCCAGCAGAACTACGCCGAGGATGCCGTCCGCGGCTACCTGTTGTGGGAGATCACTGACAAGAGCAATTACGACGTTCGGTTCTGTGAACTGCCAAATCCAAAGCCCTTCATCACCATTGAATGGTTTGGTGACGTGTCATCCACGGTGCATCATGCGAAGAAGAACTTCCCGTTGGGCAGTAGGTTCCGCGTCCACAGCCGCGATACATTGGCACAGAAGGACGTCATTGAGATCACGCAGTCACTGCGTGACACCCTCCAGGCGACAGAGGTCACGTTCAAGACTGATCACCACGTCTCTCGCGACATCATCATCTCGCACGGTGCGACTCAGGTCGTCAAGGATGACCTGCGGAATCCTGATGTGTTGGTCAGGCTCCTGAAGGAGTACCACCACGAGGCCGCCGTCAGTGCGGCCACCTGGGCCAACGTTCTGGAGCTCGTCAAGGGCTACCTGGCCCACACCGGCGCTGACGAGGTCGTGCGCAACACCAAGTGGTCGCTGCGACACTTGAAGTTCGACAATACCCTGGCCTACGGCGAGGGCAATGTCATCAACTTTGAGAACCTCAACGGCATCGTCGGCATCTTCGGTCCTAACCGCTCGGGCAAGTCGTCGATCGTCGGCACCGTGATGTACGCATTGCACAACAGCACTGATCGCGGCTCAATCAAGAACCTCCACGTCATCAACGCCCGTAAGCCGTACTGCTACGCCCGTGCCATCATCACTGTCAATGGCACAGACTATGTCATCGAACGTCAGACTGTCAAGAACGAGGACAAGCGTGGCAAGATCAATGCCAGCACCGCGCTCAATGTCTTCCGCATGGAGGACGGCGAGGTCGTCGACCTAGGAGGTGAACAGCGCAACGATACAGAAAAGACGATCCGCAAGTTGATCGGTAGTGCCGATGACTTCCTGTTGACGTCGCTGTCAGCCCAAGATGAGATCAAGATGTTCATCTTGCAAGGCTCGACGAGGCGTCGACAGATCCTGTCTCGGTTCCTTGACCTTGACATCTTCGACCGCATGTATGACATGGCGAAGAACGACCTCAATGCGACGAAGGCGGTGCTGCGCACCCTGCCCGACCGTGACTGGATGACAGTCGATGCTGACTGCTATTCCAAGATCGAAGCGTGTGATGATCAGATTGAAGAGAAAGATGCCAAGATCCACGAGTCGCAGGACCTGCTCGCTTCCGCACGTCAGGCCTTGAGCGTTCACCAGGATTTTACTCCGGTGACGAAGGTTCAAGTTGACGCTCAACGCGCTCGTGTGGAACAATTGTCGCAACAAGTTGATGACCTGAGTCAGCGTATCGAGGCCGACGCCAACGCTGTCACCAAGCTACTGGAGCGTATCAACAAGATCGCCGAATTGCAGAAGGAACACAACCTCGTCGACATCAAGCGTCGACTTGAAGCATTCAGGACGTTGGAGTCGTCTGTCATTGCCCTGAAGCACTCACACGAGAAGGAGTCCTCTGCGTTGAAGCATCAGGAGCGTTCGTTGAAGATCCTTGACGATGTGCCCTGTGGCGATCGATTTCCAGGCTGCAAGTTCATCAAGGACGCATACCTTCTTAAAGATAAGGTCGATCCGCAGAAGGAAAAGGCCCGTCAGGCGCTTGAGAAGCTGCAGCGGGCAGATGATGCGTTGGCTGCCTTGCGAGGTGAGAACCTGATCGACAAAGTGAATAAGATCGAACAGCTCAACCAGCTGCACTCTCGCCTGCAGGTCGAGATATCACAGAAGCGACTTGCTCTGGTCAAACAGGAGACGGGCCTGGAGTCGTTGGTCGCCAACCTGGAGCCCGCGAGGAGCAAGCTCCAGGAGCTCGAGGAGGCCCTCAAGAATGAGGAAAATGCAGAGGTGGTGGCACTAAGATCTGAGATTGATGGGCTTTTGGGGGTCATCAAGAGGCTCGATACGGAGAAGCTGGCGCTGGCCACTGAGCGTGGTAGGATCCAGACATTGATCGACAAACACGCTCATGAACGCGAGCAGCGACAGGCGACGCTCGATAAGATGCGAGCCTACGAACTAATCGTCAACGCATTTTCTCGTCGTGGTATTCCGAGCGTCATCATCAGATCACAGTTGCCACTCATCAATGCGGAAATTGCCAAGATCCTGATTGGTATCGTTGACTTTACTGTCGAAGTGGAAAGTGATGAGGATAATGATTCGTCAGAGGTCTACATTAACTACGGCGACAGTAAGCGTATCATTGAGTTGGGTTCCGGCATGGAAAAGATGGTTGCCTCAGTTGCCATCCGCGTTGCCTTGATCAACGTATCATCATTGCCCAAGACTGACATGTTCATCATTGATGAAGGTTTTGGTGCCCTGGATGATTCTGGCGTCGAGGCCTGTAACAGGCTGTTGTCATCATTGAAGCGTTACTTCAAGACTATCATTGTCATCACTCATGTCGAGGGCGTCAAAGATGCTGCTGATACCGTCATTGAGGTGACGAAAAATGAAAAGGACGCGCGAGTGACGTATGTTTGAGGCATGAAGACAATCGAAGAAGGCAAGCTGCCTGCACAGTACGTCCTGGTCCGGAAGGACCTCCCTGTCTTCGTGCAGATGGTCAACGTGGCGCATGCCGCCGGCGAGGCGATCCGCGCTGCCCCCATCAGCAAGCGGACGATCGTCAGGTTGCTACACGTTCAGAACGAAGAAGAACTCCTGAGCTACCGCGACAAGTTGGTGGCCAAGGGCTTCCACGTTGCGCTGGTCAATGAACCCGATGCGCCCTACAACGGGCAGGCGATGTCGTTGGCGACCGAACCACTGACCGAGCGGACCAGCGCCGTCAGCAAGGTCGTCTTTCACCTTAGGCCTGCGGGAAAATCATACTGTCCAACGTGCGGCTGTGTCCTAGACGATGGTCGGTGCACGGGGTGCATATATGGCAGCTGAGTGGCGACCTTACCTGCGCGGGAGGCTGATCAGAGAAGACCCGACGGGCTTCTTCGTCATCGTGCCCGAGGGGGCTGAACCACCCATCCCGCTCGCGTGTGAGGTCTGTGACAGGCTGTACAGGTCACGTGATGACGAGGCATCTTACCGTGAGTTTCAGTGCTGTCACTTGTGTGCGCTGCATTGGGCCCACCCCAGGCGCAAGGAGTGGCAGGAGGGTTGGCGCCCGCCACGAGACCAGGTTGAGACTGTCGTGAAACAGCGCCCTCCACTGTGCATTGCTTTTGACGTTGACTAGACCTCGGCTGCAGCCATATTTACGTTGGGAGTCCCGACACATGGCTGATAGTAAGATCGATTTCAACGCGCTGGGACAGGCGCTCGACACGAGCTGGGGGCGTTCGTCTACCCCTAAGACAGCATCCTATTCTGTGAAACTGTCATTGCTGGGTCATGACAGGTTGTTGGTGTCCTATGCCGCGATCGTCAATTTCGGCTCTGAACGACAGATGATCGAGATGAAGCGTGCATACGAAAGTGAGGCAAATTCCGTCGTTGGAGAGGTCGTCAAGAAGGTCAAATCGATCTACAAGGGCCTGACAGGGTCAGCCTTGACGACCAAGGCCGTAAAGGACGGTCAGTCTGACTCACTGGAAATTGTTAGTTTCAACTGTCACAATGCTCACCGAACTGCGTACTTTAGGCGTAAGACGGTGTTCGAGCTGAGCTGATATGATCGCCCCAGCGCATACTTTCACCAGAAACGAGCAAGTCAAAGAGATTGTTCGGTGCGGTAAGGATCCGAAGTACTTCATCAAGACGTACACTAAGATCCAGCATCCGACGCGGGGAACCATCGCATTTGACACATATGATTTTCAGGATGAGTGCGTCCAAGCATTCCAGGACAATCGCCTCAACATTATTCTGAAATCAAGGCAGTTAGGCTTGTCGACGATCTGTGCGGCCTACGCTGTGTGGATGGCGATCTTTCAGAAGGACAAGAACATTCTTGTCATCGCCACCAAACTAGCGAC